CACCGGCTGCCCAGGCACAATAGGGTGGTCTATTGACGGCTTAATCAGATACACCTTTGTCGTATCAAATGCCGGCATTCCCGCTAAATCATACGTCAGCATACCAGGCTTTAAGTTCTTCAAATCATCCATTGCTTTTCCTATGTTTTATTCAAGTGATTTCCATTGCGCTTGCGTCACATCTTTATCCTCTGCAGCGTCAAGTATCTCCTCTATGGATTTCTCGCCAACCACACCCACATAGATGCCAGCGGTAATGGTGCCGGTATCATCATCCAGATTGTCGTATCTCAGTTCTATCAACTCCGTTTTTTCGAGAGTCTCTAAAAGTTTCTGACGTGCCTCCAGTTCAAGATGGTATTTCCTACGGCTCGTTTCCATTTCGTTATAGCCTTTTAGAAACGATGCCTTGTATCTATAAGTATGCTCAATGCGCTCCATGCGCACATTATGGGCCACCATGAGCACTTTGTCATAGGAAAACGGGTCGTTAATCTGACGCATGTGTTTCAGCAGGTCGTTATTCTTCTCTGTCAGTTTTGCGTTCTGCTCCACCAGGACCTTGCTACCCTCACGCATCACCTCCATTTGCTCCTTCATCACTTCATTCTGTTTCCTGAATAGGATGTTAGAGGTTATCACCAGCATATACAGCAGATCGAGCACTCCATGAAAAGTGTCCCCCTTCATAAAGAAGTAAAAGGAGAAAAGTATTAGACCACACATCAGCAGCCCGTTAAATGCCCAAAAGCAAATTGTCTTCAATGTCTTCATGTCTTTATAGCTTTTTGTTCATACTAACTGTAAATCCCTGCTGTCCTTCAGGGTTCTCATCGTATATCTCAAATCCCAACTTTCTATACCAGGGAATGAGGAAAGTCCCTTTGCGGGCACTCAGGTATATCTGTTCCAGCCCCTGCTCTCTCGCCACTCTCTCAACGCGCTTCATTAGCTGGGTACCAACACCCTTCTGTCGCTCTTCCTCCAACACCTGTAACGATGTAATGGCACCGGCATCTGTGCGCTCGTTTTCGATAGACAGCATCACCATTCCTCGGCCACCATCGACGATGATAGTAAACGATTTACCCCACCACCACAGGTTTTCGTGGATAATCTCTTTACACTGCCTTCTTTCCCATACAGAACCATGATGAAAAAACTGCTGTGCCACACGCTTCTCTTCAGGAGAAAAGCGACTACGATATTGCTCTTCCTCTACGATGGCCTCTTGCACAGCCTGTTTCAGTTTCATTAGCTTTTTGAAATCTACCATAACTCAATCTTTTTTTATCAGTTCGTGTGCATCATAACCGCACCAGGTATTGATACCGCTGACAGCCTGCATCAGCTCGTGCCAATGAGAATACGCCCCCTCTATCCACAGCATCTTTCCGCTGGTATAGATGTATATCTTTTGAATGTTTTTATAGTGGATGCGAAGTCTGTCAACGATGGATATCAATTCCTCTCTCAGCAGATAGAACGGGTCGCCACCAGTGAGGCATACCGTATGAGCTTGTTTCAGGTCCTCTACTGTTATCACAGGCAGTTTGTCTATGTCATAGAGTCTGTTGCAACATAGCGGGCAGTTGTGGCCGCATTTGTGCGTGATGTAAAGATGATATATCTGTTCCATAATCATATAATTAAAATGATTTATTTAACTTCAGTAAATATGGTATGACGTTCCACGAAATATGCCTCACACCTAATCAATTTACCCTTTTTATCCCGCTCGTGGTTACGGTATCTTATATCCGTGCCGTCGAGGAACAGCTGACAGTTACGCTTCGACGACATAAACAGTCGCCATTCCGCTTCCAGATACACCCACTCTTCACCCTTGGGCTTAGAGTCAGTCATCAGTCGCTCCATCAACTTCTGCCCCATGTCACGGGCACCCTGGTAGTAGGAGGCATACATGGCCAGTCGTTGCACACTGATTTTTACCTCGTGCTCAACGGCAAACAGCTTCGCCCGTTCATCCTGCCGACGCTCTAAAATCTGCCTCGCCTGCTCAATGATTTTGTCCTCTTGCTTCGTATTCATAAATTTATGAATTGATGATTTGTTAGAAAAATAAGTCTATCATTTTCTGGCTCATGTAGTAGGGAGGCTTATGCTTGTGCGCCTTGTTATATTCACGAGCCTTTGCTATATGCTCCTTAGTATGTTCGCTATCCACAATCCAGAAGTCATCATGCGACTTCCATGCGATAGAGTATTCAATGTTTCCATCTTTATCCAGGACATAGACGGAAATATCTCTGTAAGTGCGACATTCACGCCCAGTAATATGACCATAGAGCGTAGCATAGTCACCTTCCACGATACACGTTTGCCCAGTCTCTTTGTGACGTATCAGATAACCAGGCATAAAGCGCACGAAGTTCGCATTATACTCCAGCATCTTATTGATGGCCGGAATAAAGTATTGCTCCCATTGCTCATCGGTATATACATGCTTCTCTATATACAGTCGTGCATCATCCAACATCTGCTCAGAACTCTTGATGTCGTTGCCGTCGTGAGTCATTTCGTAAGTAAGATATTCCACCTCGTCGCCACCCATGGCCATGCGGTTCTGCATCGCACAGATGTTTCCGTGCCACAACTCCATTGTGCGCTCAAACATTTCCACCGTCTCAGGATTGATTGGTCTCGCTTTCAACTGTTCAAGTGTTATGGTGTTCTTTTCCTGGGATTTCTCCTTTTTCTTCTCCATCAGTTCCTGTGCTAAACCGATGATATAATTACACGTCCCCGTCAGCTCTTCTAAATTCTCAAAATGGAATTTAATACTGTTAGGCTCTCGCATGTTGATGCACTTCAACTCCATAAAGAAGCTGTCACCAGTCGCTTCACTCACGGTGCAACAAATCTCCGCTCTTTTAAATACCTTTTCCATCTATTTATATCTAAAACTTTTACTGATTCTAAATTTGTTGTCAGCAGCTTTTCTTCCGAAAAATATGGCAAACCTGAATTGAATGCAGAGGAATGAAAGTTCTGTGGCAATATACCATCGTCTGCCCCATCCTTTATAATATTTCATGTAAGGAAATTGCACGATTAAAGAGGGGATGAGGTGCAAGTAGGCTCCATTGATTCCGTAACCAATGGAGAAACCAAATTGTAGCAATATTATTTTGAGTCTGATATTTAACTCTTGTCTGTATTCTGGTATCTTCATTTCTCTTCAAATAAATTATTCAACTTCCACTCAAAATCTTTATCACTCTTAATCACATGGTCAAAGGGCGTTTCTATCTTTTCGATGATGGCGATGTATATCAGACATGCCAAAACGTTAAACCCGTAGTCAGCATCTGTATGGTTCCCTGAGTAGTATGCCTGTGCGCGTATGCGTAACATATACCTCACGAAGTCGCTCTGCTCAGTTACTAATGTAATAGCCGTATGAAGAAAACAGGAGTATTTAGGCTTATACTGATAGTCCCAAGCCTTGTATATCGCCATTAACTCATCAGGAGTCTTGCGGCTTAATCTGATCAGAGCGAGTATTTCTTCTTTTTTCATCGAGTAGTCTATGTCATGTTATCACTCTTCACACTCACGCTCACCAGTCTCAGCCGATTGTCACCGTCACTCAGGTTCGCATTCAGCCACTCCTGAACACTCTCTTTCAGGAACTCTGCAGCATCGTTAGCAGGGTAGTGGTCACACCAAGGGTACGTCAGTTCCACCTCTATCTTCATCGTCTTAGGCATCTTCTGGCGGTCCTCTTTCCACAGTTCAATGGCTTGCTGCATCAGATCGTCATCGTTCACCTCCTTTTTAGGATTTGCCATTACCAGGCTCTCCCATCTTCTCATATCCTTTGCCCACTCTTTCCGCAGAGCTTCCGGCACTTCTATCACCCTGTCGTGAATTTGGCCTAAAGTACCTATTGCCGACGGCCCTGCATACGGATTGCCACTGATACCACTGCTCAGATAGCCAAAACCATGATGGAAGTCCCACATCCTTCCCCAGAACGGGAAAAACGGCTTATCGTTAGGCTTTGCAGGTCGCCACCAGTCCTCTTCCTTAAAGGTGATGTCATCGGTAGTCTTTCCCAGCTTCTCAGGATGCTTCTCGAAGTCCTTAAACTTTGTTTTCACGTAGTCTATCTGCTTCTCGATCTCCTCTTTCGATGGTCCTGTCATGTTGGGCCATATCTTCTTTGTCTGGGCGAAGCTATCCACCGTCAGTTTCTCCACTTTCGGTTTCAGCGTCTCGTATTCCTCCACAGTGAGACCCCTGATAGGACCAAAGTCAGACTCCTGGCATAGCAATCTCCATACCAGGCCGTCCACCCACCATAAGTGACAATAAACAAACTCTTCTTTCATGTCTCTTCTATTTTTTTGTTCTGTATGTCGCTATGCCATAGCGACTCATTCTTTCACTCCTCAAAGTCCAGCGTCATCTGCCTGCCAGCCTCTTTGATGCGTTTCTCGGCGATGGCGAAATACTTGGGGTCTTTCTCGATGCCTATATATTGCCGCTTCTCAATCACAGCAGCCACACAGGTAGTGCCGCTCCCCATCGTATTGTCAAGAATTACCCCCCCGAATTGGTATAAGTCCTAATCAGATAGCGAAGCAGATCCACGGGCTTTTGTGTCGGATGGTACACCGTCGTCTCGTGCTCCTTCTGAATATGGATAATCGACTGAGGGAATTTCTCGTTAGGTCGGGTAGGGGCCACTTTCTTGATCTGCTTATCGTAGTCATACGTCCTGCCCGTCTTGAACTGTCCGTAACAGTTGTTAGTCCTCGGATGCTCCAACTTCCCTTGCGAGTGGTTCGGCTCACCAATGCCCATCTGAGGGTTATACACTGGCAGCTGCTTATAGAACACACAGATGTCCTCATGGCAGCGCATTGGCATCCTGTTCGCATTCAGGAACCCTGTTCCACGTCCTTTGTCCCATATCAGGTTATATCGCCACAGTTTCCTGTTACTCTGCATCAGGTCGCTGGTAAACATCCCCTGACCAAACAGAGCAATCACACCTCTCGGCTTGATGATGCGCTCATAGTGCGCCCAAAGAGGCTCAAAGGGTATCATCCTATCCCATTGCGCATTCGGGTTATCCTTATGTAGCACCTGGTATGGCAAATCACAGATAATCGCATCTATGCTCTTATCTGCTATCCCTGCCATCAGTTCCAGACAGTCGCCCTGGTATATGTGGTTTGCTTCTAACATATCTCTATCTTTGTTCTGTCTGCAGCTATGTCATAGCGACTCCATCTATCCCTTTTTCTGATGTATCTCTTTTTGCATAGCCCTGGCTATTTGCTGGTAGCGCACCTTGTGAATGTCGCTCGTGGTTGAAACCATCTGCAGGTCCCTCATATATAGCTGTCCTGCCATCGTTGCCAACCTCGCCAGCCGTTTCACCCTCGGCTCATGTATGTTTATACTCATTCCTTTTCGTTCTGTATGTGGCTATGTCATAGCCACCCGTCAAATTCCAATTCATACTGGAGGAACTTCTCGGCATACCATTTCTTGTAGGCTTTTCCACTGATCCACCAGTCGAAGATGTTTCCGGCTATTTCCTGCTCTTGCTCATCAGTCAAGCCGTCAGGCGATGAGCAATCTGAAAACCCGCTTTCCAGTGGTTCGGGTCTGGGTGTTGGATGAACCCGTAATCGTCGGTCTTTCCCCCAGCGTATCGGCTTCCAGTCTTTTCCAATACCGTACCACAGGGTTTGTTGTGGTAAGCGTTCTTTGCAATACCCCCCCCGAACGGATGGCTATGATAGCCTTTATCCAGTTTCTTCTTACGTGAGGCCATCGCTCGTTTTCAACCGTTTTCTGTCTGGGTGGCGACATCGGACAGCAGATGCAACCTATGCGGGTAAATCCTTGGTCGTAGAGTTCGCAGTGTGGCACCTGTACCACCTTATTCAGAAATTCCCATACATCCCTTTCAGTCCAGTGGATGATAGGCGATATCAACAGTGTTTCTTTACCACTGATGCAGCCTATGGTCTTCTCTTCTTTGGCATTGGTGATATTCACCTCACCCTTCTTTCGTGTGCTCGGCGATTTGGTCGCCGATAGCTTTTCTTTCCTGAACTTCTCAAAGGCTTTCAGATCACCGCTGAATGAGTAGTTGCTAATCTCCACCTCATTACGTTTGGCCCTGTTCCGACTCTCCTGGTGTCTGATGCCGATGAGTGTCACTTTGCCCGCACCGGCTTTCTCCTTGAACTCTTCGCAGCACCATCTTACTTTCTTGGTAGGTAGCAGCTGCTTTCTCAGAGCAACATGGTAGATGCTATCCTTGGGTTTGATGAGTTCCACTTCTGGATATTCCCGTTTCACAAAACGGATCACCTCTGGCGGGTCCACAGAAGTCAAATTCATGTGTCCCTCGAATTGTACGCCGGCCAACTGTGCAATATGGATGAGCGCCTGACTGTCTTTGCCTCCGCTGAAAGCAAGGTAATACCCCCCCCCTCGTATCGTAGGCCAGTGCCAACTTCTCAGCCTTACGCAGTAGGCTGATGGAGTATTCCATCTTCCTGCGTAGCCGTTTGCTGGCTCTTCCATACGCTTGTGCCAATGTCATGTTTATCTTCATTATATGTCTCTTATTTCCAATATTCCGAAAAAATAAGCCCCTTTTTCGTGACTTATTCTCTTATTCTCTATTTAAATGGCAAATTAAGCAGTTTTTGACCGCCTTATTTTGTCAAATATAACTCCCGCTCCTCTTCATCGCAGTGGTCAATAATCGTTGGCTCCTCGCCCTTTGCTCTTTGCGGACAGAATGCTGTCGTCTGCTGGAAGCGCTCACAGCTCTGCTTCAACAGACAGCGCTCCCCATGACAGAGTAACATCAAATGTTTTCCCATAGCTCTTAATGTTTCGTTCATTGTAAGGCGATTGCATCGCCGTCCTCAGTTAAACCATTTAATCACCGTGTCGCCCTGATAGCCTTTCACCCACACAAACCAGGCATAGGCCGTCGCGCTCCCGCTGATCTTATCAAACTCACCATTCATGGCACATAGCAGTCTCGATGAACTGACCCATACTCGTGCCGGAGGCTGTGTCCTGAACAGGTGCTTTCTCCCTCGCCCTTCCAAAAAGGTAAGTTTGAGAAACATGCACACCTTTTTCCCCTCTGGAATAATCTGCAGCGCTTTCTCCACAAACTCTTGTGCATAGGCATAAGGCGGGTTTGTAATGATGTCCCCGTCCCATTGTAGATTGTCGATAGCCAGAAAGTCGGCCACTTCTCCATAACCTCGATCGATGATATCTCGCGAAGTAACGGAATACCCCCCCTAATAAGCACCTTACTGATGTGACCCTCGCCACAGGCAGGTTCCAGGATGGGACCGTCAAACTTTTCCAGACGTAGCAGCCACTCCGTCGCCTTTGGCTCAGTGGCATAGTAGTCACCCCAAGCCCGCTCATGGTCGGTATGGTTACTGGCACCCAGCGTCTTAAACACCGATGCCCTGCCTCCTACCCAGTCTTTCTTCTCGCTCATCACATCAAAAGGTTTTTCTCTCTCAATATACTTTTCACTCGTGCCGGCTTCACCTTGGCAATGCTGGCAATGTTCTGTATCTGCCATCCCTCTTGATGCAGAGCGATGATCTGTTGTTCAATAGTCTTATTCATAGTTATAGTGTAATTTTTACTTCTACATTATCGATAGTCAGTACCACGCCGCCTCGCCAGCCACGCCTCTGTATCTCGTCTATCAGCTCCTTATCCGTGAAGTATTCAAGAGTAGTTGGCACAGCGGTCTTTCCTGGTTGCACTTGGCCATGACCAAAGCCACCGATAAAGTCATCTATGCCTCTTTCTATATGCTCATTCAGCTCCTCTTCAGCAGGGGCATGGTTGTTTTCCTCTTGCTCCTCTTCTCCCGCCACCGTGCCCTGCCGTTCTTGGCTGGGTTCTTCCACTACTCCCAGCGTATCTCCGCTGGGTCTCTCCACTGTGTCCGCTGTTTCTCCAACGGGTATTTTAGGCACTAAGCCTTTTCTTCCCTGTCGGCTCTCTCGTGGTTCAAAAGAGGAAAGATCTTTCTCATCACACCAGTAGAAACCACCAGCCAACCGTTTCTTATCGATGGCCCTGCTGATGTTCTTAATGCCCAGCCCATGTTCGGCTGCACCCATCGACTCCCACACCCTGACAACCTTCAGCGTCGAGGGGTCTATTTGTGCAACCTTGCGCTTGGCTCGGTTCTTACTTCTTCCCAACGTGTCCCGTTCACCCTGATAGGGATTTTTCGGCGTCACCCGTGTTTGCTTCCTTTGTTCCATAACTGGCGTATTTTGTTCTGATTTTAACACTTTTCGTTCCAATTTCGGCTCTTTCCGTTCCAATTTTAACGCTTTCCGTTCTTTCTGCTCCTTTTCCGCAGGCAGAGGCATCGCCTCTGCACCATCCAGGATGGCTCTGTAGTCAAACGTCGGCATCGGGCATTCCTCTGGCGCTTCATCATGCGCAAAGTTCAGCACATGCACCATCACACTGGCAGCGCGTGTCTTATCCTCCACGAACACAGGGCCACGCTTTTTCATCGCCTCTGTCAACACCGATAGCGTCAGCATTTTGCAGGGCGTGTCAAAGTCTAACTTCCTCCACACCTGCATAAAGGCAGTGCGCGTCTTGATATATAGCGTCTGCCTCTGTTTCTGCTTACCCCATTTTTCGTATGCTTCTTTCAGTGTCATCTTTTTGCTTCGTTCTTTGTCAGGCGATTGCATCGCCGTCCTTATATGCTTTATCTATTTCTTTTATACCCCAGCGCCCGCATCATGGCAGCAGTTTCCTTGATGCCAGGCACCATCGAAAATTCGGTGGTCGATGCAATCACCTTCACCTTGGCCAATGAATAGCGGGTACAACAATATTCCGTTTTCGTGATATGGGGAACTTCATCCAGACTGGTAGGCAATAAGTCAATCTCCTTATCGCTCTTATGGTCCCGATAGATGGCCTTCGTCTTGCGAAGCATTCCCTCCGGCACCTCCATCGTTACACAGACATCAGTATCTACATTGCCACTCAGGTAATGGATGGCCTCTTTCGGATCATCAGTCGTAAAACAAAAACCGCGACTCTCAGAACGAAAGCCTCTATGCTTACTCTCGTTCACCAGCAGCTGACCGGCTTGCAGCCGCCGCCACTCTTCTGCGCTCATAAATCTGTGTACTACCATCTGTCTTCGTTAGTGTGCCCAGCCGTTCTCGGCTGGGTCTCTACACCTTATTATTATATATTATATAGAGTCAATGAGTGTCATGCCACCCACAGCTCGCTCCGTCACAAAGATGGCAGGCTCATTCATCATGCCAACCTTCATCACAAAGCCCTTATCTTCCAGTCTGCTCAGGTATATCGTCAGAGGATCGCCCAACTTCGTGGGATATGCCTTGAAGAATGTGCGCAACTTCGTCTCGTCGAAAAACAAAGTCGCTGCCGATTCTCCCTCTACTGGTTGGAAGGCATCTACGAACGCATCTATCTTTTGGGGAATAACGAAATCCTCCAGCGACGCGCCCTCTTCTTTGGCTTCCTCAAAAACGTCTTTCTTTTTATGACCCATGACCGTAAAAATTATAGTTTATCTTTGGCAAAGGTACAAATAATTTTATAATTACAAATTAAAACTAAGATTTATTTTGTAATTTTTATGAAAATCCCAAATATAAAATCTGTTTTTCTCAAATATTTTATGTAACTTTGCCCCCGAAATCGATAAAATAATCTCGTTCCACTCTCTCCTGCGATAAATCGCAGGACCTAAAAACTAAGATGATGTCTAAAATCAAACATTACTACCAGTGCGACATGTATAGCACCATCGGCAAGCAGCTCCAAAAATATTGGGACAGCATTATCCGTGCCGCATCCCGTGCCGATGACTATGCCCGTAAGTATGGCGCTTCCAGCTACGAAGCCCCAGTACAATACTTCGAGGGTGGGGTAGATTACCTCATTTTCGACCACACTCCCGACCTCAAAGTGTGGCGTAAGAAAATTACGGATGCCGAGGGTACCGACCTCTACGAACCTAACTGCATGTATCGTTCTGATGTGCTCGTCATGCCTGATGACCGCTTCCATCCCTCCGACACATGGGATAAGACATACTCCAAGGAACACCTCGCCTGGAAGGATGCCAAACAGCTGAAGACCTTTGACCAGTGGGCTGCCATTGCCAAACTGAAACGGACTGATGACCGTGAGGCCGACATGAAGGCGCTCGATCAACTGATGTCTCGCTATACATTCGTCACCTTCCTCCATTTCTATGGCGACGAAGCCACCACCGTGCCTGATGCTTCTCCATCGGGTAGCCGTTTCCCGCAGGGACGTGCCGCCGGTCGCACAGCAGCTGCTCGTGCTCGTGCTGCTGCCAGTGGCAAGAATGCTCCCGACTGCCCTCAATGGCTCCGCAAAGCCATCCGTGCCGAGAAAGACCGTCAGGCGCTTCCCGTTGTCGAGATCTATCCGCTCATGGCGATGCTTGATATGCGTCCATCCACCACAGGTCGCAGCGTCACGCTCAATGTTACGCCGCAGTTCTTCCTTTATGGAGAGACATTTTTCATCGGTACTGAGTACCCATGCCATGCAGAGGGATTGCACCCCACCACAGAGGGCAATTTCATCTGCAACATGAATGCCGCCAAACGTCAGCGCAACAATTAGACCTCATACGATTAAAAATAGTTATTAAGTAATGATTTGTTTTAGTAGATTAGTAGTTTGGACCGAAACATAGTCAAGTGTGACTTTGTGACATAAGGTTAAATATCGAATGTAATTCATGGTATTAGATTTTAAGGTTGCCGCCTGCCCTGTCGCGATGACACAGCAGGCGGTTTTTCCTACGTCTCTTCTGGCCCGTCGTCTGCAGCTATTCCTGACATGAACGAACCACGCTGGCTCCGTTGGTAGAACTTCGTCAACTCGGCATTCTGCCGCTCAATGATATCCATTAGCCGATTGCGCTCCGCATCAAATCCTGCTTGACAGTCTCGCCTGATGTGGTCCTCGCGCTCATGGTGCTCACGCTCCAGTTTGATAATCTCCTTTGTGTGCTCCAACCGCAATCGCAGTATAGTTTCACTCTCACACTCCCCACCGACTGCCTCAATGGGTCTGTCCGTGTGCACAGTGGTTTCCCCACTGGGAATGTTGCCACCACTCCCAGCCGTTTTCGGCTGGGTAATATCCCGTTCCTTTGCCGCCGCTTCCTCCTCGGCATCGCGCATCTTCAATAACTGTTCTTTGCGTTCCAGTCCAGCCGTCACCGCTGCTGCCTGTGCCCTGCTGCTCACCTGGCGCTCCCTAACCTGTGTCTCGATGATACTCTTTCCGGCACCATTGCCGATGCCGTAACCGTCCGTTGGCATGGTCTGACTGTCTTCAGTGGGTCTTTCGATAGTCAGCGTACTCTTACCGTCACCGTCGAAGAAGAAACCGCTTATCGGTATGTTATAGTAGTTACACAACCTTAGCATAGCCGTGACATGGATGGGGGTCTTCCCGTCAAGCCAACGGTTAATGCCAGTATAATCTGAACTCCCTAACGCCTCTAACAGGTCTTTCTTCGATAACTTGTTGGCCTCTTTGAACTCTCGCAGAAAACCATAATTGAAACTGTAGTCCATAACTAATTATTTATATATATTTAACAATAAAGGTTGTATATCGCATAGTTTCCACCTTATATTATCTTTAATTATTAAACGCCAAAATCTGACATTAAATTTTATCTAAATGTTAAATTTCCAACAAAAACTAATATAATCTTTGATTTTTCAAATTAAAATTCGTATCTTTGCACAAAATTACAAAAATATTTTTATATATCAACATGATTATTGAGAAGTTACAACAGCCAGAGGTACACTTCCAGTGTGATGATCTGACTCCAAATCAGAAAAAACTGTTAGCAGAGGTCATGCTTCGCCACGAAATGAAGTGGGGACTGGCCTACAACCGTTTCTTCCGATTTGGATTCAAAGAATGGGAATTGAAAGGCATCGACCAGATCAAACGCGACTTCCTCTCTCAACATCAGGAGGAGATTTTTCCGCCTAACCTGGATATGTCGCAGCCTACACCCGACGACATGGTTAGTGGCAAAGGCGTGTTCTACCGTATGCTCGGCATGACCATCGGCATGAAAAAACTGTTCATGGAACACATGAACACACTCGGTATGGGTTCCAACTCCGTTATCAATAAGTTCTCCAACGATGATTGGGCGGACTACGAAAAGGTGGGAATACTCACCATCCTAAAGGAGTTTGAACGTGAGGCTGCAGCTCTAAGCGAAACATAATGAGACAGCCATGTCGAAGAAAACCAGGAAGACCGCTGAAAGACCGTCGCAGACATCTTCTTATAGCGGCTACAACAGACTTTCGAGGACCCGATGAAGACCAACTCTTCTTCCTCTTTCGCGGTGCCTCGCATCGTCTGCTATCTGATGTGTTCCGTTTTCTCATCGGCAATGGTAATGGTATCGCTCGTCAGGTGGTCATCACCGAAGAGCACGACACCATCAAACGTAATGGTAAGGGGTATTGGCGCATGGCAGTGAAACTCTGTGAACCAAACTACCACTTCTGCAGCCTGGAAGATATGCGCATACTCATCGATGCAGCGTTCCATCGTCATCATCCCTGCTCAGTCCATTGGCTCACCATTGATAAGTTCCTAAACGTATAGCAACCGTCCCAGCCGTTCTCGGCTGGGTACTAAAAGCAAAAATATGAAACTGATTGATATTACATTCGACCTTGAAAGCCTATCGCTGGCTTCTAATGCTGCCATCGTACAGATAGCTGCTGTTGTTTTCAATCGTCATGCGTCCTCTGCTGACGAGTTGTTTCCCATCAATATCCCGCCGTTCGAGTGCAAGGTGGATATCCGATCTTGCGTAGCCGACGGGTTCGATTTCTCACCATCTACCGTGAAGTGGTGGGCTGAAAAGCCGGAAGAGGTAAAGACCGAAGTGCTCTCTGGCGATTGCTATCCGCTGCAGGAGGTATTCGCTAACTTCATCGAATGGCTCAACGAGGTAAAAACGGCCACACAGTCTGACATGCTCTGCCTCTGGGCACAAGGCTCTGACTTCGACATCAGCGTTTTGCGCACCATACTGCGCACCTACAACCTCGAAGAGCGCTTCCCTGTGCCGTACCATAACTATCGCGATGCTCGTACATTCATTGCCGAGATAGGTAGCCATTTCGCTGCCAACGAAGAGGCATTGGCCGACCATGCTAAGATCTACGAGGCCCTGCCTAAATATACGGGCGATGGCAACGTCCATAATGCCGTTTACGACTGCCTCCGCACCTCCTGGTCTGTATGGCAGTGCTTCTCTCTTCTCCCTGACCCTGCATAATATTTGGTATGATCTACGACCCACTCATAGACGAACTTGCAGCATTACCGCTGAACCTCCTCATACAACCTGCCGACCAGCAGACAGAAGAGGGACAGACGGCATGTTGGTGTCCGTTCTGTAAGGGTAATGCCAGTGCGTCCGCTGGTTCTGCTGGCGGGAAAAGCACTCCGCATTTCATCATCTACCACCGTCGTCGTGGTGGTCTCTATGGCAAACCTGTCGAATATTGGTTCTGTACCAAGACGCGACGGGGTGGCTATGGAGCCATCGAACTGTATGCGGCAATGATGGGGCTGGGCTATTGGTGGCGTAAGGATGCACACGCTCCGCAGACATTCATCTGTGTGGGAGAGGATCTGCGACATGCCTGCCTCGGATTGGCCGAGAAGATGGGACATACCCGTGAGGAAATCAAAGAGAAGTGGCCACAGCTGCTGGCTCGTGACTACCGAGAGACTGCCGTGCGACCACAAGAGGTGCTGACATTCGAGCCTAAGACGGACTTTACACCGCAGGATCTCGCAGCACTCGGATGCACCACATGGCTCTCACGCGATGGCATCGAACAGTATGGCTTCGATACGGCCAACAAAGAGGCTGACTGGCATTTCCACCCGTCCATGATTCAAAAGGACTTTCACGTTTATGCGGTTGGTAAGGTGACGCTGCCTGCTGTCTCTCGCCAGGGCGAACCTCAGTCTGAGGTGCTGGTATCTACGCCTTGGAACCCTATCTTTGTCGCGCTCGCCGATGATGAGAACGAGGATTGTGGCTCTATCTTCCGTCCGGCCATCGAGGAACAGCCCCCTATGGTATTCTCTACAACCGAGGAGCATACCACTACCAAGGTAAGCCGTTGGCTGGCGGGCGATAAGGTCTTCTTACGCGCTGTCGAACTGCGCACATCCGACACGACGGGTGTACGCAAGGCCATTCAGGAACTCGACCCAGAGGAACGGGTGACTGAGGTAAAACAGGAATGGCAGGAGTCTTCCGATAAAAACGGCAACCCGAAAATGGAACTGATAGACGTGCCCATCCGTGATA